ACAGAGAGGGGCGAGCGCAGGCGCTCATCGCCTACGGCGATACGGGTTAAATCCTTGTAGGACAAGGGTTTACGAGATTAGTACGCGGGCGCGAACATATAGGGATAAAACGAAAGGTGAATCTTCCTTGTTTCTATTCATCGGAGTTGACACGAGGAACGATAGAATTTGTGCCGCAAGGCACGGGGGCTCGCCCCTTCTCCTCTCTGTAAAAGAAAAGGTATCACGCGTATAGAATAGAAGCGCGTACGAATGCTGCAAAAGTACCGTTATCATTGAGAGTTGACACGTAGAGGAGGGAAGAGAGAAACGCTGAATAAAAAGTTAAAAAATCAATTTGACAAAAGGTCAAGGAGGTGTTATGATAAAAACATAAAATTCTGAAAGGAGGCATTATAGCGGAATAGTTGACACGTAATGTTACAAGTGAAGAGCGAACGACGAAGGACGCGAACATATCGCCTCGAAGCGATAGGCGCGTTTTTTTGCGCCCCTTCTCCGTTATCTGCATCGAATCTACAAAAACAAGGAGAACTCAATCATCATGAACGAAGATATCTATAATATCATCTATCAAACCTATATTAACAATATTAACGACATGGAAGACAGAACATCGACTACGAACTACTACGAAGATGAAAATAACGATAACACGCCGTTGAGAAGAGCTGCAGACGCTACATTGAATTGGATCCTATACGAAGACCACTACGAAGAGGCACGAGAGCTCTATCGTGAGATCAAGGAACTAACCGACGAAAAATCCTACAATAAAGAGCGCGAGTATCAGGAGACGATCCAAGAAGACCTGCGAGAGACGCCGCTAGACAGCAACGAGAGCACGCTGCACGAGGTAGACAAGATGCTCGGCTTCTACGACCTTCTCGGAATCGACCTCGATAACCGCCGCTACTATCATCACTTCTCCACTAAGTACGGGAAGAAATTCGGGAATGCAAATGTAACGCTCTGGGAAGCCTACAATAAAGAGCGCATAAAAACGAATGTATGGTTCTGCGTCAATGAGCCGCGCATCGTCACGGAAAAAAACAGGACTAAGCGCGTATCGGGAAGGACGATTACATTCAAGCCGAGAGTGACAGAAGACCGACGCGCCGAGCAGATTCAGCGCTTCAATGCGTTCTATGTAGACATCGACTTCCGGAACGAGGATAACGAGCACCTCGAAGACTTCGCCGTCTTCAAGCAGAAGAGGGGACTCGACAAAGCCCTGCTGAACCTTCCGATCGAGCCTTCCGCGATCGTCGACACGAGAAACGGCTATCATATCTACTACGCTCTTCGAGACGAGGACAAGGATATCGACCTGAACGAATGGCAAGCGACGGAACGGGCGGTGTATCGGTACATCCGCGATCATATCACGCCGTACGCAGACGCAGCCGCGACGGATGCTCCTCGTGTATTGCGAATGCCTTGCACGCTCCATAAGAAGGAGGATTCGGCGCCGTACTTCGTTACCGTCAAGAGCCTCGGGCGACGCTACGGACTCGACGAGATTCGCGCCGCATTCCCCGCCGTCCAAGAAACGGTTATACGCGACACGTCCCCGACCGAATGCTATAAGCCCGTAATCCCTACGTCGGATGTAACGCGGGCGATAGAGAGACTAGATGCCTCCTTCTTCGACTTTCTTCCTAAGTATAATGACCTCATCCTATCCGTACACGATACGCGCACGATGCTCAAGCAGTTCGACCTTCGCCCCTTCCTTCAGCTCGACGTAAGAACCGGAGAGGCATTCTGCTCCGTCCTTCGCGTCGATCGTCATCCGAGCTGTACGATCCTAGAGAGGAATAACAACTATGTCTACTACGACCACGCGACGAAGAAGCCGCTCGACATCATCGGCATCGTACAGGAACTCGCGGGCGTAGGGTACAGGGAGGCGCTTGACTTCCTCGCCGGATGTTACGGGATCACGATCGACAAGAATCCCGGAATTGCCATAGAGGAAGCAGCCGAAAAGAACATAGACGCATTTTCCCGAGCCGCAATAGACGAAGTAACGGGGTACGCCGTAGTACTCATTGAAACCTACGAGGAGATCATAAAACTATGGAAAGAACGCGCCGCACAGACAGGACTCGCGGACATCTACGCCGTGAATCTTCAGCTCGGGGCGCAGCATCTCGCGAACATAACGGGAGCCTCGAGAGCGACGGTCGTCAATAGACTTCGCGTCCTCGAGCGTGCGGGCATCATCTCTAAGGTAGAGGCTACGGACAAGAAGCGCACGAATACATATCTCGTTCGCGACATATCCGACAAGGCAGGAGAACTGACGCAGGAACTCTCTCGTTTGAATCGTATCTGTAACGGGAACGTATTCCGCAATATCCGGAACGCAGCATAAAAAATAAAAACTTCTGCTTGACAGCTTCGAGCGCCTTGTGATATAGTGAGAACATAATGAAAATTATGTTTTATTAAAAGAAAGGAAAAACCGTATGACAAAAAAACAGACAAACGAACTCTTCTCCCTCTTGCTTGACAGTTTAGAGGAACGACTCGACACTGCCGAGGAGTCTCTCGCGCTCATTGAAACCAACGAGCATCCCATAAAAAAGCTCGGGCGCGCGCTTTCTCAGTTCTTCAGCGTGGATGATCCGCTCATTCTCACTCTCCTGTTAGCCGATGATAACTGCGAAGAAATTGACAAACACGTCGAAGAACAGCTCTTGCGTTTATGCGATCGGCACAGGTCTCTCCTCATTCAGTTCGCTAATGAGTTCGAAAATAGTAATTTAATTGACGAGAGAATGAAAAAGATTATCAAAGAAGAAAAACACAGACTATCGATCAACTAAGCAATAATAACAGAATACAGGACATCCGAGCACGAGAAAAAAATCTCGTGCTTTTTCATCTTTTTTTCTGAAAAACAGAGAATAGCGGTTTATCACTCGGTAATGAATAGGCGTAAGGATAATTCCTTAACAATGTTTAATTACCGAAAGGACGATCGCACAATGATTATCGAACACAGAAACAATCAATGTATCATCGACGATGAAGACGCAGAACTCGCTCGCCGCTATAAATGGCGCAAAGATACCTCTACGGGGTATTGGGCTACGTATATTCGCGTCGACGGCTGCAAGAAAAAGCTCTATTTGCATCGACTCATTACTAAAAACGACACTCCGAATCCGACCGATCACATTAACCACGATAAGGACGATAATAGGCGCGAAAACCTCCGTATCGTATCTCATGCCCTCAACGCTCGCAATCGAGCCGCAAAAAGCAATAATCAGACAGGGGATACAAACATATTCAAGGAAGGCAAGAAATACGTTATCCAAGCGCGAATTAACGGAAAGACGACGCGCCTCGGCAGATTTGATACGATCCCCGAAGCGCTGCAAGCAAAGGCTGATATCTGGATGGATAGATGGGGCATAGACCTATACGATGAAATCGAAAAAGAAATGAGCGAAGCAGAATGATCGGACTACTTATAATTGCATACGCCGCTATCATCTGGGTGACATATCCTGCAATCCGCGAAGGGCTAGAGGTTTTATGGGAGGAGATCACAGATGACTAACGGGAACTATCGCAGCAGAAACGGACGCAAGGAAGAAGTACGCCCGATATACGGCTACGAATACGACTACTCGGCATCTGCCATCTGGAACATGATACGAAACAAAGCCGAGATTATCGAACTGCGTAATAACGGATCATTCGCGGCGGCAGAGCTTCTCGTCGACTGCGAAATCTTCGAGAAGCGCTATCTTACGCCCGAGCAACGCTCTCTTATCGAATATGTCTATGTACGCGGATACGAAACGAAGAAGGCGGCGAAACTCCTCGGGATATCTACGATCGGCTCCGAAAAAATCCTTCAGTCAATCTATCGAACCTTAAAAGCGGCGATAAAATGAGATTCCGCAATCCGTACCAACGCATAAAGCAGCATGACGACTATACGCAAGAAGAAATAGAAGAAATGATTAAAACCGCCGACAAAAGAAAAAATCAGTATCTCTATGATTATCTTATCGACCGCCTATACTTCTATCGTCTCGGCAAGCGAAATACTAAGACATCATCGGAATACTCCATATTAACGGCTCGGCAGGAACGAGATCGACAAAACAGAGAAAAACCGATAACGGAATATATATAGAGAGAGAACCTTAAACACAAAAGGAGAGAATTGTCATCATTGAACTAGACAATATTTATAACGCGGATTGCTTCGATGTCATGAAGGAGATCCCGGATCAGAGCGTCGATATGATTATAACCGATCCGCCGTACGGCGTGACTCGTTGCCAATGGGATAAGATTCCGCCTCTCGAAGCGCTCTGGAACGAATACAGAAGAATCATCAAGCCTAACGGGTGCATCGCTATATTTGCGGGCGAACCCTTCTCATCCGCGCTTGTGCAGTCCAATCTCAAGATGTACCGTTATGAACTCATCTGGAAGAAGACACATGCGACCGACTTTTTGAATGCGAACCGAAAGCCCTTGAAGATTCACGACAAGATACAGATCTTCTATAAAAAACAGCCGATATACAACCCGCAGAAAACTGAGGGGAAACCCTATCACATATCAACTAGACATAACGGCGGCGAAGTCTGGAACAGCGTGGATCATTACTACTACACACATAACGAGGCGGGCGAACGCTATCCGTCGACCGTCCTCGAATTCAAGAGAGAGGCGGGTATACATCCGACACAGAAACCCGTTCCGTTATTGAGATGGCTCATACGCACCTACACGAACGAAGGCGATACCGTACTGGACACGTTCGCGGGCAGCGGATCGACCGCCGTCGCAGCACTTAACGAGAAACGTCGCTTTATATGCTGCGAAAAAGAAGAAAAGTATTTTGAGGCGGCAAAAGAACGAATCGAGAAAACAGATGCCTAAAGATTACGCGAAAGCATTTTACGGCTCGGCAAAGTGGAAAGAGATTCGCGCCTTCGTCCTGCAGCGGGACTTTTATATATGCGGCGTATGCTCTCGACCAAACGCGAACATCGTACATCATATAGAAGAGATTACGCCGACCAACATACGAGATGCATCGATCACGCTCAACCCCGACAACCTCGTAACGGTATGCGCCCGATGTCACGACGCGATACACGAACGCTATCCGAGACAGCCGAGCCGCTACACCTTCGACGCAGACGGGAACGTACTGCCGACGGACGAAGACGAGACACGAACGGATGAGAAGACTCAGAACAGGCTCGCGATGTACCGCGCAAGACTGCGATGACCACCGGGTAACGATATAGCCCCCCGGAATGCCCTCAAACCCGCGTAAAACCTAACACCGGCGCTCCCTTTTGCGTGAAAAATCTAGGGTTTTACAGCGGCGGTGGAGAAAGAGAAAAGGATAACTGAAAATGAATATCAATTAGAGGGCAATAGAAACCGAAAAGAGGTATGCTGAAAATCAAGCAGACCCCGCTCAACGGGAAGCAGGAATAAACGAGTATTTTCGCAGCCGAATTTTCGGCTGCCAAATTCTTCGTAGAATCTACCTACGAAAAACGCCGGGGAGAACGGACGATAAGCTGACCCGTCGTTTTAACGTGTCAGGTCAGAGCCGTGAAATGGTCAATGCTAAAACTCTTTACTTCGATAAAGGGGATGCAGAAACGACTCGGAAGACAAGCTGACGTACCAAATCAGTATCGCAGGTCAGAACGGTGAACGGATTCTCCCAACTTGTTGGGAAAGGCGATTCTCCCCGGGAACGAGGGAAGAGAAACGGGGTGGCAAATCACAACCCCATCGCGACGCACGTCAACGAGGAAGACAAAACCAGTACCCTGATTTAGGGGACTGATTCAAACTACACGACATCATCGACGGATTTTCGCCCACTTGCGGGCGAAGGCTATTAAAGTATCAAAGCGGAACCTTCCGGGAAGAACCTGATATTCGTACTGAAATGGGGTATGCGGAAAATTCCGCCGACCCCCTCAAGAAGGAAATATTCTACGAGACAACATACATTCATCCTCAGAATGGACAGATGATGAGGAAAAAACTCGACGACGTTTTATCGTTGAGTTTTGGATAGGGCGTAGCAAAATGCGACACCCTCGGCGGATTTCCCCACTTGTGGGGAAGATAATTAAAGGAGTAAAGCACACATGGAAAATCTAGTAAAAGTAGAAAACGATCGAGTCGCAGTATCTAGTCGTCAAATTGTCGAGAACTTCGAAAAGCAGCGCGAATGCGTTTCTAAGGCTCTCGAAAGCATCAAAGCCGGATTTTCGGCTCTGACACCTACGAAGCTATTAAAGGAGCAAAACGAGAACAGCACGACATGGATCGATGCCGAAACAGTAGTCCGAGGATAGGGATTTACGACCGTTGCCAAAAGTGGGAATGAAGTTGTTCGATGGGATAGAATAAACAAGTATCTCAAAGAGTTTGGATTCGTGCCCACAAGTGGGCACGGTAATTAAAGGAGCAAACACACAATGGAAAACGCTATTCAGATTTACGAAAACAAAGAGCTAGGAAAAGTCCGTACGATTTTAATTGACGGCGAACCGTATTTTGTAGGTAAGGATGTCGCCGCAATTTTGGGATATGCAGCAGAAAGAAATGCGATTGCGACACACGTTGATGAGGAAGATAAGCTGACGCACCGTTTTAGTGCGTCAGGTCAGAACCGTGAAATGGTTATAATCAATGAGTCGGGGCTTTACTCGCTTATCCTATCCTCGAAACTCCCCGCCGCAAAGAAATTCAAGCGTTGGGTTACGTCGGAAGTACTCCCCGCTATCCGCAAGACAGGATCTTATAGCGTAGATATACCATCGTATCAGATAGAAGATAGAATTGCACGCGCTAGAAAATGGATCGAGGAAGAAGAGGCGCGGCAAAATCTACTCGTCGAGAACAATCAACTAAAAGAGGATCTCGCCGAAGAAGCCGAATTCAGAGCGAAAGTCTTCGACACAACGTCCTGCATCACATATACGGATGCCGCGAAGATTCTAAAGCCGCATTTCAAGAAATTCGGGCGTAAGAAGCTCATCGACTTCTTAAAAGATATAAAAGCGATCAATCAGAATAATATTCCTTACGATAATCAGATCGAAGCGGGCCGTTTCACCGTGAAAGAAAAATTCATTAACCCGAACGGATACGAAGGCTTTACGAAAAAGCAGGGCTATTTAACGCAGAAGGGCGTCGACTGGATACTAAAGAAGTATAAAGAGGAAGTAGAGGCGTAAAAACATTATGGCTTATAACTTAAAGAGTATACGCGAAAAATTCAAAGAGAACGGTATTTTTTACACGCCACGCCCGTTAGCCGAATACATGAAGTCTTTCTTGCCTGAGAACATAACGGATGTTTACGATCCGACGTGTGGACACGGCTCCCTTCTCGAAGTATTCCCCGATTCCGTGAAAAAATACGGGCAGGACATAAACCCCGAGGCGGTAGAAGCAGCAAAATCAATCCTGAATAGTGAAATTGTTTGTAAAGACACGCTTCAATCTCCCGCCTTCATCAACAAGAAATTCCGTGCTATTATTGCCAATCCGCCGTTTTCCGTAAAATGGACGCCTGACGAATTGAAAGACGATGCTCGCTTTACGCCGGCTCCTTGTATGCCTCCGCCGTCAAAGGCGGACTTTGCTTTTCTAATGCACATCGTTCATTATCTATCTGAAGATGGTACGGCGGCTATATTGAACTCTCCGGGGATCGGCTATCGTGGGCAACGGGAAGGAAAAATAAGAAAATGGCTGATCGAGCAGAACTTTGTCGATGCCGTGATACATATTCCCGGGAATCAGTTCATTGATACTCCTATACCGTTGCTCGGTCTTATCCTTAAGAAGAATAGAGAGAATACGGACATTCGTTTTATCGATCGCGAAAATGAAGCGGAGCGCCTTGTTTCATTCGACGAAGTACGCGAGAATGATTTTTCTCTATGTGTGTCGACATACATCCAACCGAAGCAGGAGCGAGAAGAGGTCGACCCTAAAAAACTGGAATTCGATATTAGAGAAAACTTTTGTAAAAGTTTACGCGGAAGTCTCGAAATCTCCTATATGTTACAAGTGACGATGGGCGGCGAGAGTATAGCCCCACTATTGGCAAAACTGCAAGAAATCATAGACGAGTATAAAGAACGACTTAAGGACTTAGATCGCTTGTCTCCCGTCGAATTATGTTAAAGGAAGTAGAAAACGCATGACAGAAGAGACACGTCGCAAGACGATAAAGAAGTACAAGAAACAGCTAAACGGAATAGCGAACAGTCAAACGGGCGAAACGAAGGCAGTCGTAACGATGCTTATCGACCGCTTATCCTATCTCGCCGCGCTCCTCGACGAGCTGCAGGAGGATACAATCGTCGGCGGCGTCGTCGTCCCGTACGATAACGGAGGCGGGCAAAAAGGCGTTCGGATTAGTCCCGCCGTCAACGTATACACGGCATACGCGAAGCAGTTTACGGCATCGGTCAAACAGCTACAATCGTATCTAAGCAGTACGCAGGAGGATACGGACGCGCTGCAGGACTTCGCCGCGAAATTCGCTCATTGACGTAAGTACACAGACACAATATAATAAAAAGAAAGGAGGCGAAGACATGAGGAGGACGACAAGAAACACAGCGCCTAAGCGCAAAAAGATAACAAGTGCCGACAGCCCCGAGGCAGCTAAAAAATTTCGCGCGGCAGCGGCAATCGTTCTAAAAGAGAACTATCGGCTATTTAAGAGGCTTGAAAACAAATGAAACCCGAGAGGGAAGAGTACGATATAATTCTCAGCGATGTTTACGACCTGCATCAAGAACTGGAAAAATGTCTCGTAGTAAAGAGCGGGATCAGAGATAAGAGCCTGATAGAAAGCGCGGTCGGTGCAGTTCTTCAAATGGATGCGTACGGGCAATTTCCAACGATTTTTCACAAAGCTGCTCGGCTATGTCATGGAATCGCCTGTAATCATGGATTTGTAGATGGTAACAAGCGGACTGGGTTATTTTCGATGCTAACTTTTTTAAGAGTCAATGACATTAAACTAAGATACACGGATGATGAAATGGAAGACGCTATCATAAATCTTGTCGAACAAAAACTCACTTATGAAGAATTCGCGGAATGGCTAATAACGAAACAGGTTTAACGACTAAGGCACTGTAACAAGTGCCTTTTTTGTTTGCAAGGAGGTGAAGACGACGAACTACATAGAAGAGTACAACGATAAGGTTCAAAACGGAGAGATCGTCGCGGGCGAGAAGATAAAGAAGGTCTACGCTCATATCGTAGATAACCTTAATGATGTCAACTCGCGCTATTACTTCGACGAGAAGGAAGCCGAAAAGGCTATCTCATTCATAGAGACATTCTGCTGCATACCGAAATATAAAGACGGGCGGCAGCCGTTTATCCTTCAGTTATGGCAGAAAGCCCTTATATCTTGTCTATTCGGCTTCCGAGATAAAGAGACGCATATACGACAATACAAAGAACTGTTTCTATATGTCGGACGCAAGAATTCTAAGTCATGTCTAAATGCGGCAATCATTATCTATATCCTTTTATTCTCTCAAGAGGCAGCACAGGAAGTTTATAGCGTCGCAACAGACAGGCAACAGTCTAAAATCATCTGGGAATACGCGAAACAGATGATAATCACTAGCCCCGAGTTAAATAAGCGTTTTAAGATTCGCGTGAACGAAATTGTCGTTAGAAACAGCTTTAATAAATTCGTCCCGTTATCTAAGAACTCGGGAAGCATGGACGGTTTATCTCCGTCCATTATGGCATTAGACGAGCTGCACGCAATCAAAGACCGCAATCTATACGATGTCGTCAAAGGCGGTATGTATAGCCGCGCCGAGCCTCTAACTCTTATCATGTCTACGGGCGGTTATATCGAGCAGGATTCTATCTTCGACTCTAAGTATCAGGAATATATATCTATCATCGACGGATACGAGGACGGAAAGTATAAAGATGAAACCGCGCTCCCCTTGCTTTACGAACTGGACTCAAAGACGGAACTTAACAATGAAGAAGCATGGATAAAGGCGAACCCGAATCTCGGCATATCCAAGTCGATAGAGATGCTGCGTCAAGAAGTACAAAGGGCGATGCTATCCGAGAAGACCTTGCGCGACATTCTCGTCAAGCAGTTCAACGTCCGCGAGAACGCACGAGATAGCTTCTTCTCATTCGCGGACATCGACAACCGCGAGACATTCGACCTCTACGACTTCCGGGGCAAATACTTTTTAGGCGGCGTCGACCTATCACAGACGACCGACCTCACGGCGGCGACTGCGCTCATACCGTACGAAGGCAAGCTATATATACATCAAATGTACTGGATTCCTAAAGACACGCTACAGGAGCATATCGACAAGGACGGCGTACCTTACGACGCATGGATAACGCGCGGGCTTTTACGGACGTGCGAAGGGCGCATCATCAACCCGTCGGATGTCTGCAAATGGCTTTTAGAGCTGCAGGAGGAATACGGACTATACGCATATCAGATCGGCTATGACCGCTATAACGCCGCGTATCTCGTTAAAGAGCTCGAGGAAAACTTCGGGAAGAGTTTATGTAAACCGATCAATCAGTCATTCGTCGGGCTGTCATCCTATATGTTTGAATCCAAGGCGTATTTCAAGAACGGCGACGTTATCTATAACGATAACCCCATCTTCAAGTGGTGTTTGCTGAATACACTCTCGGTTACGGATACATCGGGGAATATAAAGCCGTATAAGAATCGTAACCTAACGAAGCGCATCGACGGCTATTCTTCCTTTTTAGATGCCTTCGTACTTTATCTCGACAACAAAAACGACCTTTAACGTAATATATTATAGAGAGGTGATTTAATGGAACTGCGAAATATGTTTAGTTCGATATTCGGAGGAAAACAAGAAAAAGAACCTCAGACAGTACGCCTCGAATTGCTAAATGATTATCAGCAGGTATTTTTCTCGCGGCAGGACTACTCAAACGATATTCTTCTAAAAACCTGCTTCGCAACATTAGCTAAACATATAGCAAAACTAGAGCCTACAATTACGAAAACGGAAGGAAATAAGCGGACGCCGAATAAAGATTTTACGGTTTTACAGAACGTATTAACACTTACGCCGAATACATACATTACGGCATACGATTTTTATTATCGTCTAGCCTATAATCTGATTCAGAATCAAAACGCATTCGCAAAGATAAATAGAGATAGATTCGGTCATGTTATATCGTTATGGGTGCTAGACTATTCGTCGATAGAGCCGCACGAATTGGACGGCGAAATATACCTTAAGTTTTCGTTCCGTAACGGCACGAAAGAAACGATCCCTTATAGTGACGTTATCCATATAAGGCATAACTTCGGAGATGGAGACTTTATCTCTCATACGGATTCCAACATTACGGACAATCTCGCGGCACTGGATATCCTACAAGCGTCCTTCAAGAACAAGGCTATGAATTCGGGAAAGATAAAAGGTATCGCAAGCATCACGGGGCAAGCCGGATCGGAAACATGGAAGCAAAAAGCAAGAGAGCTGACGCAGAATCTACGGGATGCGACGCAGGGCGGCATTATCACGACGGATTCGACCGTTACATTTCAGGCGATCGATTCGCAGCCGGAAGCAGCAGACACGGCACAGCTTGACTATATCCGAGACAACATCTATAACTACTTCGGCATAAGCAAGAACATCGTCAACGGGAAGTATTCAGAAACAGAATGGCAGTCGTTCTACGAGAACACGATCGAGCCTATCGCTATAAGCCTATCACAGGAGTTTACGCGGAAGATCTTCTCGCAAGCTCAGATTAACGACGGCTACGCGATCCATTTCTCGGGAAACAGGCTCATGTATAGCGAGATGAAGACGAAAATCAACCTGATTCGCGAGCTGCGTCCACTGGGACTACTGACGACGAATCAATGTCTCGAACTCTTGAACCTGCCTCCGATCGAGGACGGCGACGATAGAGTGCAGACGCTGAACGTAGCGAATACGGCTATCGTAGATCAGTATCAGATGGGAAAACTAAAGTCCCTGAACGACGTCGGAAGACCCCCGAAGGACGAAGACACAGACGAAGAGGAATAAGGAGCGGATCATGGACGACGCGGAATTAAAACGATTACAGAGTCTACCGTTAGAAGAAAAGGTAACTATGACGAAGCTACGCATCGCAGAATGGTACGACTCCTGGGAAGGAAAGGTCTTCGTCTCGTATAGCGGCGGGAAAGATAGCACGGTTCTTCTGCATATTGCGCGAGAAGTCTGCCCGGATATTCCGGCGGTTTATACCGATACGGGGCTAGAATTCCCCGAGGTACGTCAACACGCAATCAATACGCCCAATGTAACGATCGTTAAGCCCGAGATGAGCTTCCGTGAAGTTATCAAAGAACACGGCTTTGTCTATCCAAGTAAAGATGTAGCTCGTGTCATTCGATACGCTGAAAAAGGTAGCGAGTGGGCAGTTCGAAAGATGAACGGACTTCGATGCGACACGGGAGAGCCGAATGGCTACGTAAGAGATCGTTACGGGAAGTGGAATTTTTTATTAGATGCCCCGTTCAAAATAAGTGATATATGCTGCGAGATTATGAAAGAAAGACCTCTCAAGAAATTTGAGAGAGAACACGGCGCAAAGCCCATTATTGGTACTATGGCAACAGAAAGCCTAAGACGTAAAAGGGCGTATATCAATACGGGATGCAACGCATACACACAAAGACGAAAAAGATCCGCCCCTCTAAGTTTTTGGACGGAACAAGATGTATTACAATATATCGTCGATAACGATATTAAGATTGCGTCTGTATATGGCGAGATCGTACGGGACAAGAAGGGAAAATTACATACTACAGGCGAGAAGCGAACAGGATGTATGTTTTGCCCGATTGGATGCCATCTCGAAAAGGTCAATAGATTTCAGCGAATGAAAGAAAACCATCCGAAGATTTATGACTATTGCATGAATCAGTTAGGAATGAAGGGCTTTCTGGATTACATCGGAGTGAAATACACATGACACCTCAGATTAGCGTCTTTTCGGATTGTGACAGCAGATGCCTTATTATGCGTGTCCCGTATGAGTATGCCTGTCAAATGATAGCGGCGACTGCCGAATGCGACGAAAAAGCGGAACTTATAAAATGGATGCGGAGACAAAAGAGCCCGTACCTAAAAGAGACTATGAAAGAATACCATATAGAATAAAAAAACGGCATGACTCAATCATGCCCGATATGGTATAATGTTTACGGTGCTATCTATTCGGTAGGCGGTCAATCCAAGCCCTAGAAGGGCGGTGATTGCATGAACGAAACGAACATGACTTTGCTTCTGTTTATCGTTCTCGTGTTACTTTTGACACAAAAAAAGTAAACCGCCCGTACCGTCCAAAGTTATAGGCAGGTTTACTTTCCTCTAAACATTGGGCTGACCGTTTACACGATAGCACCTTTTGTATACTCATTATAACGCAAAACGCACAACTTTTCAAGAGAGGAGGGCATCGAATGGAGCATACAGAATTCCGCTCGGCTGAACTCACGGCATCACGAGACGAGAGACAGACGATAGACGGATACGCAGCAGTATTTAACGCGGCGACTCTCCTATACACCTTCGATGGAATAGAATACTGGGAGACAGTAGACGCCGGAGCATTCGACGGCGCGGATCTATCTAACGTAGTCCTGCGATACAATCATAGTGATAACTTCTCGATCCTCGCGCGTACATCGAATGATACCTTACGTCTAAACATAGATGATCGAGGACTGCATATCGAAGCGGATATCGCTCAGACTTCACAAGGAAAAGACATCTACGAACTTATCCGACGTAAAGATATAACTAAAATGTCTTACGGCTATATCGTCGAAAAAGATTATATCGAAAAGGTATCCGAAACGAAATATATCCGACACATCGCGAGGATCCGTAAAGTCGTAGATGTTAGCGTCGTAGATCTTCCTGCGTACGATTCGACAGACGTAGACGTTATAAAGCGTTCAGTAGATTGCTTTAACGAGGAAATCTTAAAGTCGATGAGAAAGAAGATAGAGTTAAAAAGTAAACTATATTAAACGTTTTTATCTTTAAGTATACGATGTATTATCATTTTGTTTTACAGAGAGGGCGAAGGGGGCAAGCCCCTATGCCTTGCGGCACAATCGACGGTTTTCTTATGTTCGCGCCTCGCTTATCTTCTCTCGATTGTCGGGGGATATTCTCGTCTAACACGTATCGCCGTAGGCGATGAGCGCCGCTCGCGCGCCCCCTCTCTGCATCCTTCCTTCGTTTAACTGTTCTTCT